TTTGGTCTCATTGTATTTTAAATGAGGAAATTAAGAATAACTATGATCTGGCAGGCTGGTTTTATTACCGTGAAGATCAAGAGGATATTTTAGCAAAAGTAAAAGATCCTCATGTGATTGGGTTTAATTGCTTTGTTTGGAATTATAAGTACAACAAACAAGTCGCTGAAGAGATTAAGAGACGATTTCCAGATTGTATTATTGTCTTTGGTGGATGGCAACAGCCAATTGCTGACAGAAGTCAGGGCTTTTTTGAAGAGCACCCATATGTTGATATCATTGTCCACGGCGAAGGCGAGATCGCATTTGAAGAGATCTTGGTCGAGGCTTTGAAGGATCAGCCTGATTGGAAATCAATTCCAGGCTGCTCTGTACCGAATGAAGATTTGTCCACACACGTCACTCCACCCAGACCCAGAATCGCTGACATTGATGCAATGCCAAGCCCATACCTGAATGGATTGTTTGATGAACTACTTGAAAAGGCAGACCATGATTATGCACTGGAGTCTACTATTGAGACCACCCGAGGCTGCCCTTACTCTTGTACATTCTGTGAGATTGGGACAAAGTATTATAGTAAAGTAAAAAGACAATCGTTTGAGAAAGTTAAGAAAGAGATTGATTGGATTTCAGATCACAAAGTTGAATTTATTTACAACGCTGATTCTAACTTTGGTATGTTTCCCGAACATTTAGATGTCACGCGATATATGGTTGACAAAAAGAAAGAAACAGGGTATCCTGGCAAGCATCGTTGTGATTGGGCTAAGAACAAAGGTGACAAAGTTATTCCATTGGCTAAAATCTTCACAGAAGCCGATATGGACAAAGGCATCACTATCGCCCTTCAGTCTATGAATCCAAAAGTTCTTAAAGCTATCAAAAGGCAAAATATTGACAGCGGTAAACTTGAGCATTTTCTTGATTTGTATAATGAGGAAGAGCTTACCAGTTATGTTGAATTGATCTTGGGTCTACCTGAAGAGACGCTTGATAGTTTTATGGATGGTGTCTGTCAAACAATGGAATTGGGACAGCATAACTATATTGGAATTTACTCCCTTACTGCATTGCCAAATACTCCTTTTGGCGATCCCGAGTATATTAAGGAGTATGGTCTTAAGGTGTTAAATACTTACACAGCGTTTAATCACTATGACATTACCGAGGAAAATGAGTTCGAGAGAGAGCACATGATTGTAGGTAGCAACACAATGTCTTTTGAGGAATATAAAGAGGCACATCAGTTCAGGTGGTCTGTTATGTTTGGTCATTACCTCGGTGTCGTCCAATACATCTCCAGATACCTGCGAGCAACAAAAGACATCACTTATAGGAAGTTTTATGAAGAGTTTTTAAAGTTTATGAGAGAGAACCCTGATACTTTCCTCGGTCAAGAACTTCAATCAACAATTGAAAATCTTGATGCTGTGCTTGATGTGAAGCAACCTTGGGGTAGAATTATTGATGATGTTCGTCAAAACTTTGCTTGGGACTTTGAGGAAGCAACAGCAATTGAATGTATTAGAAACCAAGATCAGCTTTATGAAGAGGTAAAACTATTTCTTAGCAAACATCTTAACGTCGAATACACTGAAGAAATTGAAGAGTTGTTTAGATATCAAAGACTTGGACTTGTTGATCCACAGGTATCATATCCTTTTCAAGAAACATTTAAGTACAACATCCACAATGTTATCCATTCAAAATTTTCTCCAAAGCAAGTTGAAACAACCGTCACATTTGATGCTGAAAATTATGAAGGCGATTACTACAAATGGGGTGTTGAAAAGCTTTGGTGGGGCAGGCGTGTAGGCGCTTGTAAAGCGAAAGCACAATATGTCAGATAAATGGACTTGGGAGACAGCCCACCTTTCACCAGGCGCAGGTGTCGTCGTTGTTAAAAAGATAGACGGAGAGTGGCATACTTTCGCAATGTGGGCACGAGGTGGGTATGATATCCCCAAAGGTCATCTCGAAGATGGAGATACATATCTTGAAACTGCCATTCGTGAATGCGAGGAAGAGTGCGGAATAAACGATTTAAATTTTCAGTGGGGCACAGGAAGTATTAAGTTAGATAATTTGCGTGTATTCGTTGCCTCTACTGAACAAGAGGGACAGATAGTCGCCAATCCACACACGGGTATATACGAGCACGAAAAGTGTGAGTGGTTAACGTTTGAAAAAATGAAATATCACGCTTACAAATATTTGGTCCCTGCTATATGGTGGGCTGACCCAACAAAAATTGAATGAAAATAGAAATAAAAGATATATTAGATCGGCACAAAAACATACCCTGTGCTATTACTGCACATGGACCAAGTTTAAATTTAAATAAACAGAAGATCATCGAGCTTCAAGATTCTAAACAGCTTTTGAGATTATCAGTCAATAATTGGTGGGACTACTTTACTATCGCTCCTGATTATTGGATTCTATCAAGCTCTGAACATGCGTTTCCGATGAGAATACTTTTTGATATTATTAAAAATGCAGGCTGCCCTATTTTTTATTCTGACGATGGCGATTGGACCCCAAAAGAAACAATAGACCAAAATGTGGATGGAGAATGGCTTGTATATGATCAGCGTCACTGGCAGGGTAAAACTTGCATAGAGATTTTAAAAGAATTTAAATCTTATTACGAGCAAAATAAAAATTTTGAATTCAAGAGATTTGGCAATAACGAAGTTATGTGGCACCCTCCTCGATGTTATACAAACTCAGGGCATGCGCTTGATGGCAAGTGTTGTGCTCAAAATGATCCGCCGAGAACCACTCTACAGGAATACCTTCAAAATCTAACGGGTGCCAGCCAACATTATAGCACGGGTGATACTGTATCAATGCATGCTATTGCTTTTGCGATTATTATGGGATGTAATCCAATCTATGTTTCTGGGCTTGACTTGGACTACAACAAAGGCTATGCTAATTCTGACAAAGACGATTGGAAAACTAAAGCCCAAGGTCCAAACGCTTGGACACCAGTTCGCGAAAACTTACAAAACGATATTCGTGTTTTAAGCGAGAGTGCCAAGAAGCGAGGTATAGAAATCATAAACCTCAATCCAGATCCCTGGTATGATAGTTTTGAGGTTGGTCAATTAAAATGAAAATTATTATACCTGCTAGAAAAGGATCTAAGGGTCTGCCTGGTAAAAATGCCATATTAATTAACCACACTCTATCTACGATTCCAAATTATGTCAAGGATAATGTTATAATAACAACCAATGACGGAAAGGTAATTAATCAATCTGTAGGTTACAAGATATTGTTGAGAAATGACAAGCTATCAGGAGATGATATAAGCACAAAAGATGTTTTGCTTGATGTTATACAAAAATACAATATTGCCGATGAGGAAATTATAATGATGTTGTACTTGACTTATCCAGAACGAACATGGACTGATATTGAATCGGCACTAAACTTCTTTGTAGATAATAATGCAAAATCCCTTCTCTGTCGTGTAGAACCCAAAAGCCATCCTTATCTTTGCATGTTCAGTGAGGACGATAACAAAGGCAAGCAAATTGTAGAGCACAACCTATATCGCAGGCAAGATTATCCAGAGTGTTTTGAACTAAGTCATTTTATTTGTATTTTTCGTGCAAATGAATTGGAAAAGTTAAACAAAAACTTGTATAATAAAGATACCAT